AGCGTTGAATTTAATCTTGCGGGAAATGCCTTTGAGCAGTTACAGAAAATATCCTATCTTACCAGTAACATAGAACAGAAATTACAAAATGTTAGTAAGATGATGTCCTCAACAGCGAATGTTGGAGCGAGAAATTTTGAACATATGGGAACCAGTGCGGGAAAGGCGGCATCAAAGGTTGGACAAATAGCACCCTTAATGACATATATTCAGGGTGCGATGCAAGCTATATATAAGGCTAATTTTATAAACATTGCGGATGTTGAGAGGGCACAAGCTGGTTATGAGCGTATTGAAAGACAACTAAGAGAACTAAATGCGCTTCCTAGTCGATCCAAGGCGGATCGTAAGGAAATCAAACAGCTTGAAGCTGCGGTAGTGGCTTATCATCATAAGAAGACAATTTTAGAAAAGCAATTTTATGATACAATGAGTGCCTATCAATCTAAACATGGCAAATTCAGTGAACGTGATCTGGTTGACACTAAGAAAATTAGTAAGTTTGATCGTGAGCGTAGAATAGAACATGATCATTTATTGAGAATACAACAAAGTCGAGTACGACTTGGAATGACTGAAAAGACTACTGAACAGGAAATAGTTAAAGCGCGAAAAGCTACTGGAGAGAAGGATGCTTTGAGGACAATTAAAACGAAATATGATGAATTAGGTAAAGCTGTTGATATGGTGAGTTTGGCTCTTGCTGCAACGGGGCCGGAGGGAATAGCTGCTGCGGCTGTGCTTGAAGTGGCTTGGATAGCTGTTAGAAAAGTGATGGAAGGAATAGAGGGAGTTTTAGGTCATATTGCTCCAGAATTAGCTGGCGCTACTACTGCCTGGGGGATGTATCAATTAGCAATTATGGGTGCGGCTCAACGTCAGGAACAATTTCATACTTTGAATTATCGATTGGTTGGCTCTATGAAGGAAGTTGTAGCTCAATCACGGGATCTGGCTGGAAAGAATAAGCTTTTGATGGAAGAAACAGATAAGGCGACTATGGCGTTGGTTGATTTTGGGGTTACTAGCGCAGATGATTTAAAAAAACTGATACCATATGCGGCTGGTTTGGAACGAGTTACTGGCGTAAATGCTCAAGTTACGGCACGATTTTCGAAGGTGTTGACAGCGAATACAAAAAGTACTAATTTAGCTAGTGATGCTACTGTGCGTCAGACCCGTTATGCTAAAGCTTTTGGTTTGACTGGTCAAGATCTTGAAGGAGTTATGAACCAAGTAGCTGATGCGACTTTTATGATGGGTGAACGTGGTTCTGCAGGGATTGAACAATATCATAAGAGTCTTTTACGTATGGCGGCAGGAGCTAAGAAGATGGGAGTCGATGTTCAAGGTGCAACTGGTTTTATAGATCAAATGAAGGATCCGATGCAAGCTGCAGCTTTGATTGGTGGAGAAGCTTTTGATATACGACCTGCTGAATTACAGGCAGCATGGTTGGAGAAGTTAAATGTAGAATACAGGCATATTCAAGAGCTAGAAAAAGCTGGCGCGAGTCAGAGAGAGATTAATATTGCGAAGATGGCATTGGGAGCGAAAACTGGACTTAAGCCCTTTACCGGTGAATTAGATAAGATGGGTAAAGCAGCGGTAGCGGCTGCTGATGAAGGTGATGTTTTGGGCGCAATAATGAAAATTGAGAAAGAACCTATTAAGGCTGCAGAAGAAATGGCAGCGGCGATAAAGGAAAGTACTTCACCAGCACGGCAATTAGCTGTGTCTATTGACTTGGTAAAGCAGAAATTACAGGAAACGTTTCAAGATATAGGTCCCAAGATTATTGAGAATTTTTCTTGGTTTTTAGAAAATTTGGGCTCTAAGGTAATATTAACTTTTGCTGGAATTGATGCTGCAATAGGTGCAATTAGAGATCCGAGTATAGCAGCTTTAGACCTTTCTGCTGGATATAATCTAATAAAGGAAAGTACAGAGGCATTAATGCCTAATTTAGAAAATATGGCCGGATTCTTAGGAGCTAATATAGGAGCACAGCAGTTATTAAATAAAGAAGGTGAACAAGCAATTCGAGTACAACTAGGAGCGATTAAAACGGGTAAGCAAGTGATTCAGGGTTTAATTCAGCAAGCTGAAGCTATGAGAGACGTTAATGAGACTGGCGCACAGAAATTTGAGAAGCAACCTGGGGTTACTAAGACAGAGGAAGTTATACAGAGTCTAGATAAGAATATGCGAAAGCTAGAAAAAGCTGGTGCGAGTCAGAGAGAGATTTATATTGCGAAGATGATGTTGGAAGCGAAGACTGGACTTAAGCCCGGTGAATTAGATACGATGGGTAAAGCAGCGATGGCGGCAAGTCCGTCGCCTAAAGGAGAGTTAGCTGTAGAATACAGGCATATTCAAGAGCTAGAAAAAGCTGGTGCGAGTCAGAGAGAGATTAATATTGCGAAGATGATGTTGGAAGCGAAGACTGGACTTAAGCCCTTTACCGGTGAATTAGATGCAATGGGTAAAGCAGCGATGGCGGCGCTTACTCCGTTAGCGACTCCTAGAATCACTACAGCGACAGGGCGTCCTACTGAAAATAAAGCGATAGATGAACAGACAGCTTTGATCACTACGCAAAATCAGATATTAAATAATATTCTTACATCTTTAGGTAGCACAGATGTACAAGCTATTCGTAAGCTTTTAGGTGAGCATCTACCAAATCTAGGTGAGGAGAAGGCAAGTGGTTTGGCTACATACAGTAGCCAGTGGGTGTAATGATGCCTGGAGATTCTTCGCTCGTAGTATGTGAGTATGATCAAGATTTAGTCTCTGCTATTACTATGACAGTATTAGATAAACCTATAGAATTTCAATTCGCGCCTAAGATTACTAGTGAGGCAAATACATCTGACTGGTTGGAAGCAGACTTATGGGCACAGGAGCCTTTGAAAGTTCATAAGGGATCTGGAGGTAGAAAGATCGCTATGGAATGGGAATATATCGCTACTGATAATGTATTTACAGGAAAGAAAATTGCTAATATTCTTCGTACTTTAAAAACTTATTTTTTTGAATTCAATAGGCAGCCACCAAAATATCCATTAGTTATAGTTTCATTTACGGAAGTCTTACCTGAGAAAGTTCCTTGCCGAATGACTAGTCTTAATATTACATATAGCGATGAGAAAATAAAACAAGGTGGTAAATATTACCCATTATATATTAAGGTGTCAATACAACTTGAATTAGTTACTACTGCTAATATATCTGGCGAAAAGGCTAAGGTGGACATGCCTGGCCTAAAACCCATGAACCCACAATGGTATTGATATGGCATTGACGCGTTCTACTCTCTCTCGTTTTGCTAATACCGATCCTATAATCCATAATGGGAAGGAAGCCTATGGTTTATGGGTGCGTCCTAATGTTATTAATCCCAATGTATTAAACGAAAATGATATTCAGACCATTCAGATTACTCAACATTATGCTGGTAGACCAGATCTTATAGCTGTGAATGAATACGGTACACCATATCTTGAATGGGTAGTGATTATGTTCAATCGTCCTCTAAATCCTTTGGGGTGGCCTCAGGTTGGATTATTAATTAAGATCCCCAAGCGAACCATCATTCGAAGTTTACTGTAGATAATTCAGGAGAAATAATTTGGAAGACACACTTAGGGCCGTAATAGAAAAGTTCTCTAGAGAACGTAAAGCACCGTTATTTGATCGGTTTCCGGGGATATATCGGGCGACTGTAGTTGAGACTAATGATCCTCTTCAGTGGCATCGTGTGAGATTTAAATGCCCAGAGATGCATGATTGGTCCCTGAAGCCCGAAGAATGTCCTTGGGCAGATAAAGCCCCCTGGTTAGGCGGCAAGAATGCTGGTTCCTGGGTCAGCCCTATGATCGGCGATATCGTGTGGATTGCTTTTGAGAAGCAACATCCTTATGGGCCAGTTTGGATTGGTTTTGCTAGTCCTACTCGTCGCATGTATTATCCTTTGGAGTCTACCTATACTTATTCACCAATGGCAGTGGATTTAGATGGTAAATCTACTGAAGCTCCAGAAGATTATCTGGAAGAGTATCTGCCCAGAGATCTTCGACCGATGAGCTTGGGATGGCGAGATCGATATGGTAGCTTCGATATTGCTTCTGCGATTGGTTTCTATCCTTCAGAACATGATAATACTCCTGCTTCAACTGGTCAGGATGCAGTGGCGAAGCAACAGTTTCCGACTGGATTTAAGCCAGAGGTTAATAAACCAGATCGTAAGTATTTGGCACGAGTCACCAAATATGGAATTTATGAGATCTTATCTGATGTCGGCTATTACTGGAAACAGGATGAGGAATATGGCGAATTTAAAGGTGATTTCGATAAGGATCAGGATTTTGAGATTCAGCGAAGCTTTTATTTAACTAAATTGCTTAATGAAGGGGTGCCTTGCTCTGAAGATCAAGATCAGCGGCGTTATGAGGTACGTACGCGAGCTGGTCATAAATTTGAGATGCGAGATGTGGGTTGGGCGCAGGCTGGTGGTGCGGTAGCAGGTAGAGAGAAAGTTGAATACTGTAAGTCCCGCGATGGTGAATATGGTGATCCACGAATTCTCTCTGAATGGGATAAGACAGACGAGCGCTGGATTAAGCTCCGTTCTAAAGGTGGACACCTTATCCAGCTCATGGATATGGGTTTTCATCCTGAAAAAGATGCTTTTTATAAGAGATTATTGTCTAAGGAATGTGGGGCTACAGATGGTGAATATGGGAATTGGACTGGCAGAGATTCTCGTCAAATTCGATTTGTCACACGTTGGGGGGTAAAATGCGTATTAGATGATCGCGGCTCTGACCCATTGGAAGCTGATTCTAAAGAGTTACCGCGAGGTAATGGTTGGTTATTGAAGACGCGACGTGGTTGGCAAGTAGTAGATTCAATTGCTTGCGGCTTTGGTTTTGAGGCTAATGATAAGGATGAATTAGATACTACGCGCTGGTATACTCCTAAGTCTAAAATCATTGAACTTAATGATCGTAAAGATTATATGATGTTCTGCACCGATACAGGAAAGGAAATTTCTGAGGATTGGAAATATCTGGATGAGAACGAGTTTGCCTTAAACATTGCTATGACTTTGAATCCAGAACGAGACACTTATCATCTTAAATTAGATAAAGCTAATGGTTATCTGCGATTAAAGACATCTGGCGGTCATGATAATGCCCGTCATCCGGAACCTGAACCATTTTTTGACGTGCTGACACCCGGCCTCAATCAGGGACTGGAAGCACGAGATGGGCGTGTGGGGATAGATGGTGCTTGGACTGAATTAGTAGACCTTGAAGAGCGCGGCATTTGGTTATCCCAAAAGGTAGGATTGGGGATCCTACGTAGTAAGCGAGACAAGGATCTTTGTATTGCAATTATCGATAGGGATGGTAATGAGAAGATCGTCATCCGTAATGGGCACAATGGCGTCCTACAGCTTTACTGTAAGGGCGATGTTCAAATAATCGCAGATCGAAATATAACCTTAAAGGGCGGTGAGCGGATTATGCTAGATGCTAAGGAAGTCGCTTATAATGGGCAATTGCTCCATAAGGAAGTAGATGGGGTTAAGCCAGTTGAAGTAGAGAAGCGTTCACCATCAGATCGAGCAGTGGTGGATAATGGTCCGTACAGCAAAGTGGACAAAGCGGTTGTAAAAGGCACCTAATTTGATCATCTCCGCGCCCACTTCTCTTTATTCTTCATTATTGCCGCATAGTCAGCAAGATGTATTGGATGTGATCTTTACTATTTCTAGTAATGATCCACCACGTCCTACCGTTAGTTTAGGGGAATTAAGTCGCTTTGAGGAGATACGTGAATTACCTAATAAGATTTATGACGTTTCGACTAGAGAAGTATTATTAGGTCAACTTATCTTCACTGTGAATGATGGGACGCAAAATCAAGCCGCGATGGGGATGAAATTGTTTGAAGCCGGACAAGTGCTCACTTTCGGCGATTCTGAGGAAGTGCCGGAATTAAATGCGCTAGAGATTCCAGAGCCAGTGGATCTACAACATGATATTAATTATTTAGATCTTGGCTTGGCTGGACTTACAGAGGATGAGATTAAGTCATTGACGAGTGCGGCTCGCGATAAGTTTTATAAGTTGAATGCTAATCTAAATGATGTGCTTACCACCATTAATGATATGAAAGCGGATATTCAAGACAATCAGAAAATGCTCAATGAGGTTCGTAAAGCTAAAGAGGCAACGCAAACGTTGATTAACGTTAGTAGCGTATCTAGCGGATCGGCTGGTGTCAAAGAAGAGATTCTAATCAAGCTAGAAACTAGAGAGAAAGAACTAACTGCGCAGCGAGAAACACTAATTGAACAAGTGAATACGCTTATGGCTGAGGCTAAGCTTCGATACGATGAAATTCTGAAATTGAAGGAGGTTATCAAATAATGCCTAGTTTTTATGGTTATAACGCCCCATTTCTAGGTGGCAATCAAAAAGTGATGTCGCAGCAGGTAGATGAACGATTGATTCGTAATGATCTTCTCCAATTATTGCTTACTGCGCCAGGTGAACGTGTAATGCGACCTACTTTTGGTACACCAATTCGAAATTTTGTCTTTCAGCCGCTTACTGCTACGGACATCTCGCAGCTTAAAGACGCTATTGATGAAGCGGTGCAGACCTGGGAGCCTAGAGTAAATCTTACCTCCATACTCTTAGAGATGACTCCCGATGATAATGCTCTAGACATTAGATTATATGGTACTTTCGCAACTGATCGTTTTAGACAATTAACTGTTGCACCAGCAGATTTATTGATAGAATTAAATATACCTACTGCTAAAGCTAATCCCCAAACATAATTTCGCTAAATAAAAATTAAAGGAGCAATAAATGAGTGAAGAAGATGTGGTGAAGAAAGTGGGTGGTGTAATATCTGCAGGCGATCAATTATTAGCTGGCGTTTTACAGATTTTAGATGATCATGAAAGTTTATCGGCTTTGGAGCGGGTTGCTATTGATTTTTATGAGGCGGATCCAAAGGATTTGGGAATAGAAGAAGATTCGCACCGGGCGCTGAAGATTTTGATAGGACTGGGACTCGCTCGTATCGAAGAAGCGGCTAGGGACCGAAAGAAAGAAGGTGACGACTCCGCCACATGAACGGAGTTAATATATCATGTGAAAATATAGAGAGAGGTTAAACTTGGTTAACATCGTTTTTAAGTTACCTAATTCACCAGAAGAATTTGGTGTTGCGCTTGCACCCGCTGAATTGCGCAGTTTAGATTTTTCAGCACTTGATTTTAATATGTTAGAACGGGCTGGTACTGAATATATCCGATCATATTTTCCATCAGACTTTAATGATTTTTATGCCAGTAATGGCGTAATTATGATGTTGGAATTAGTTTCATATATTGGTGGAATATTATCGGAACGCAGTGACATTCTAGTAGATGAATCTTTCTTATCAACTGCTCAGACTAAGCAGGCAGTAATTCAACATCTGGAACTTATTAATCAGGAATTTGAACGAGCAACTCCAGCGGTAGTAGATGTGGAAGTTACTATTCCGACGGCATTACCTTCAGAGGTTAGAGTTCCGGCTGGAACTAGATTCAACTTGACCAGTCCAGATAATAAGGCCGTTAATTATGAGATATATCGGGCTCCTAATGATTTCTCTTCTTATATTGTAATTCCGCCAGGTAAGCGGGGGATCGTGGCATATGGCATTGAGGGGAATATGGGCACACCAGTAGTAGTTGTGTCTGCTGGTGGTGTGGATCAATATGTTGATATTATGTCGATTAATGTTATAGATGAACCGATCACGGTAGATGTACAGACTGGAACGACGACGCGACGTTGGCGACGAGTGGAAACAGTTGAAAAGTCTGACTCTAATGATGAAGTATATGAAGTGAGGCATCTGGGTGATAGATCGCGGGTGATTTTTGGCGATAATCAAGCAGGCAAGGCTCCTATTGCGGGGCAGACCATTACGGTTGGATATCGCTTAGGTGGCGGAATACGTGGACGTATTGCTGCTGGCATTCTTAATGAAACTCGACCTATTTCGCCGCAGCCACCTGTGTCGGCTGCAGTGGAAGTATTGTTTAGAAATCTTGCGCCTTCTTCTGGCGGTACGGACGAAGAGACTATTGAACAGGCTAAGCGGCGTGCGCCTCGACAATGGGCTACCCATGGAAATGCGGTAACCGGTGAAGATTATGGCTTTCTGGCGTTGAATTTTAAGCATCCGGTGTTTGGGGCAGTGGCTAAGGCTATCGGTGTAATGCGGACTGGTGTGGATCAAGATTTTAATACCGTAGCCAACCAAATTAGGGCAGCATCTAGTTTAGATGCGGCAGTACAGATTATGCAAACTAATTTCATTAATCGTAATATTGTTGAGGTATATGTTTTAGCGGAGGGACCAGATAATATTCCAGTTAAACCCAATACTGGACTTAAACAAGGATTGAAATCATATTTGGAAGAGATAAACGTTCTTACGGATGAGATTCGCGTATATGAAGGAGCGATACGATCGGTAAATGTGGAAGTGACGATAGTGATCAGTAGAAGTTCTGATCCTGGAGTAGTGAAGGTAGCCATACAGAAGGCTATTGATGATTTCTTTGATTTAAGGAATTTTGACATGGGCACAGGATTGTTCTTATCTAATTTCTATCAAGCATTACAGGTTATTCCGGGAGTAAAGTTTGTCAATATCTTTAATCCTAAGGATGATATCTTGAGTTCCAATAGTTATAGTAGCGGTAGCTCTGGCTCCATTGAAGGTCGTTGTATCGGTTTCAACGAGATCATCACTAAGGGTACAGTGTCGCTCAAATTCTTTTACGAGCCTGGAGGATTCCATACACCTGTACCTACTAATGTCTGCACATAATTGTGCAGAAATAAAGACTTGATAGTTTAGTTAGGGGATGGATATGGCGAATGAGAATGTAGTATGGCAGGTGCATGTGCTAGAAAATGTCAAGGAGCGGTTATATGCTCTAGGCGCAGGACGTGGTGTGCCTGAGAATGTGGCTGCGCAATTACAAGAGGAATCCGGAGCGTTAGAGTGGGCTATTGGGATCTTGATGAAGAAATTATTTGTGCGAGCCTGGTTGATAGTGGGTGAGAAGAGTTACGTTGATCAAATTTTCACACTCTATCCTAATCATCTTGTAGTTCACCAGCATCTCGATCTTATGAATTTGGGTGCGACTATGATTCTTGATCCATATGAAACTGGTACTGAGATAAAGGAAGATTATAAGAAGATTTATGAATACTTCATCCCACATGCTTGGAATGGCAATAAATTGTCCATAGATAAGATTCCGGATTATTTATGGTGCGATAGATATTTTGCTACAGGCGATTCTGTAGATAAGGGAAAGAGAGCATTATTTTTAGAAGCGCGTATCTTGTTAGAACATCTAAAGGAGAATCGGGATAATAAGATTATGGATTGGCTAATGGACTTATTTAATCATGTGAAGTGGGAGGAAGCCAAACCTGTCTAATCAGAGAGTTGAAACTCTCGGTTCCTGGTCGCTGTCGGGAAAGGAGTCGGAAAATGGAGGGCTTAGCAGGTAAATTCAGTCAGGAAGGTCGGGAAGGTCGTGATGGTCGTGAAATTTCATCGAGATCGGAACCTAAGCCAAGAGATAATGTTGCTAAAACCTTAACAGCTAATCGTGTAGGAATTTTTGTTGATGTGCGAAATATGTTCTACTCAGCTAAATATATTCGTCAATGTAAGTTGGATTATGGAAAATTATTACAGGGTGTTATAGGTAATCGTCAATTGGTACGGGCCATTGCTTATATTATGCATAAACCTGATGTTAATCAGACAGCTTTCTATAATGCTTTGATACGTTTTGGTTATGAAGTTAAGATTAAGGAACTTAAGATGCGGCCTGATACCGAAGAGCATACTACAGCTAAGGGTTCCTGGAACGTTGGTATGACGGTGGATATCATGGAGATGGCACGTAAGCTGGATACCATAATTCTTATAACGGGTGACAGTGATTATGCGCCGTTGGTGGAGGCTGTTAAGGTATTGGGTTGTCGAGTTGAAGTAGTAGGTTTTGAGCGCTCTACTTCTGGTGATTTAATTCGAGCGGCTAATCAATTTATGGCGATTAAGGATGAATGGACCTTTAAGGATAAGAAGTCGGAAGAGACTTTGGAGGGTCTACCGGTAGACGATGAGGCAATAATTGATGAAGATGTAGGAGCAATACTTGATGTGTCTTCTGTTAAGGAATAGAGGGATATACTATAATTCTTATAACGCATTTACGCAACGGACTCATAGAGCAGATTACGCGATAAAATGCATTTAAGATGCCTGTGCGAAGATGATAAACTTGAAGAATTAATTCATGGGAGGAGATGCGTCGTGAGTGATCTATGGCGAGGACGCGGAGAGACGGTGCAGTCAGAGAAGCGGAGGCTAAAGATTACATTGGTAGTGATGCTGATTGCGTTGGTAGCGGTGGTTGTTAGGTTCCTGCAGTTGTTGTTGGGAATCTGAAGGAGAGTGGTGTGGGCACGTACCAGAGGAGGCCGCTAGTGATAATAGCTAGGAGGGTCAAAGCAATGAAGAACTTGAGGACCTGTCCGTGGTGTGGACATATACCATCGGTGGAATGTTGGCATGGGGGTGGCCCCAGGAAGACTTTGGTAGGGTGTTCTAATGAGTCGTGTGCAGTCGGTCTCGGCGTCACGGGACCGACGCGTGCTGCGGCGGTTCGCTACTGGAATAGTCGAGTGCCTGGGGAAAGGACGGGAATGACGCCTCACCCGCGCGGACGTACCGATCCGCGGGTCAGTGTGAAGGAGAAAATGAAGAATTTCAGAGAACTTAAAAAAGTTATATGCGCAGAAATTGCTAAAATAAAAGCAGATAAACGTTATCATTACCCACCAGCTACTATTGAGATAAACGCACCACTTGCCCTGATTCAACTTGAAATGGAGACCAAGGTTACCATTCTAGAATGGGTCTTGAAGCAGATAGGAGATAAGGAATGATCGATCGATATTCTCATTCTGAGATTCAAAAAATTTGGAGTGATCTTTATAAATATCAACTTTGGGCTAACATTGAGATTAGATATTTAAACGTTCTACGACGGGACGTACTGCATTCTTTAGGTTGTCTTTCTAATATTACAATAACTTTCAAGAAATATAAGGAAATCAAGAACATAGAGCTTGTCACGAAGCATGATGTAGCGGCTTTGGTAAAATGGTTGGAGAAGAAATTATTTGAAAATCTTAAGACTCGTAAGATTTCAAGATTTGTGCATTATGGACTTACTAGTTCAGATATTGTAGATAGTGCTTTCTCATGTCAAATATTAGAGACTAATCGAATAATCTCTCGTGACGCACAAAATTTAATAAATGCTTTGCGAAGTCTGTCTCGGAAATATGAAAATTTAAAGATTTTGGGTCGAACGCATGGTCAAGCAGCCGAAGAATATGAATTTCCTAATAAGATTTTAAGAATGGCGGCTGCGATTGAAAACTTTATTCCTAAAATTGAAGGAGCAGGTAAGATTTCAGGAAGTTTAGGAAATTATCGACATGTTGCTCAAGGTATTGAGGCTCGCACTTTGATGCCTTTTAATTTATCAGAGGGAACTCATTATAAAGAGGGTCAGATTATTCATCGTGCTTATTATGCTAAGGTTATGACCCAATGGTGCTTATTAGCTTGCGTCTTAGAAAAGATAGCTTTCGATTTTTGGCTCTTAGCTCAGACTGGTATTGAGGAAATCGGAGAAGGATTTGATAAAGGTCAAGTTGGATCTTCTAGTATGCCACATAAGCGGAATCCGATTGGTTTAGAGAATATTAGAGGATTGGTCCGAGTGATCCGGGGATATACGTTGACTGCATTAGAAAATGTAGCTCTGGCTAACGAACGAGATATCAGCCATTCCAGTGCTGAGAGAATAATCTTCCCAGATGCCGCTGTATTATTGGGATATCTCATAAATAGACTTATTAAAATAGTCGAGGAACTTTATGTGAATAAGAAGCAGATAGACATCAACTTAGAAAAGGTTAGGAATAAAATAAATAGTCAAGAACGGATGTTGAATTTAATCGATAAAGGTATATCTAGAATTAAAGCGACAGAGCTTATCAATACTAATATTAGATAGCATTCTGATGCCATAGAGACTTTAGAGGGTTTACCAGCAGATGAAGAAGATGCGATGGAGGCTGTAACCGTAGTGGATATTGCATTAATTCAAAAACTTCGAGAGAATGGACAGACGATAGCTCAAATAGCATCTCAAATTGGAATATCTAGACCATATTTATCAATATTACTGAAGAGAAAGGGCATCTTCTTAGGAAGAATAAATTTATTATATCAGAAGCATGGATATTTATCGGCTAACCAATTATTAGAAGTAGTTTCTAATTGCTACAATCAGAAATTAACTATATTAGAAATTTCAAAGCGTTTGAAGATTAATTATCGATCATTAAGTGCGTTTTTGTATAGGAATAATTTTAAAACAAGGGATAATTCGGATGCTATAGCAGTTCGAAGTAAGGATGTTCAATTAACGGAAATTGAGAAATCGATCATTAATGGTCTGTTACTTGGAGATGGTCATATTGAATTGAGAAGTAAAGCTAGGAAACATCATACAGCGTTTCTAGTTTATACTTGTAAATATAAATCGGTCTTAGATAGTTTAGCGAAAGATCTTCATAGGTTTAATGCTAAAGTTTATCGTAAGATTTATCGTTATAAGGGTATGATAAGGAGAGGATATCGGTTAATAACTCATTCCTATAAATTATTTCTACAGTTTAGAAGAGAATGGTATCGAAAATCAATTAAGAGAGTTCCTAACGATATACAGCTTACGTCATTGACTTGTTATTGGTGGTATCTTGGTGATGGATCATCAAATTCTGGTATATTTCTTTTCACAAATTCATTTAGTGTTAAAGATGTACTAAGATTAATAAGAATTGCTCCTGTTCCTTTTAAATTAATCTTCAGAAAGAATTATCATAAAGGCTCGTCATATGGTAAGAAGTATCCAATTATGGTAATATATAATAAAGGTGATAGAGTTCGATTCTTAACGTATATTGGTGATTGTAGACATCCAGTTTATTCATATAAATGGAGAATTTATCGGAGCGATCATAAAGAGATTAATTTTTAGCAAAGATAATATAGGCTAGGAGGAAAAAGAAAATGGCCAACGCTCAGCCGGCTAACACCTCAATTTCGGTTTTCCGCCGATTGAGGGTGATCCGGGACAACCGGGCGTTCACGACCATCAAGCACTACACCACTCCCTTTGATGGGCAGGATGTAGTAGTCCCAGGGGAGGAAGTGCTGGTGCTAGAGCGGCGTGATGCGGCTTTCCGGTCGGATGCTTTCCGGTATGGTCATCCGATTGTGGTTGAGCCGCGCACTGCTTGCACGATGGCTACCGTGTACGCTGGGATTCCTGGGCTCGACTTCCCAGTACGGATGGCGGGTAACTGGCGCGAGGTTCAGATCCAGAAGGATCCGGCGCACCGGACAGATGACCTCTACGCGCAAGCGCAGACTCTCTGCCCTGGTCGGGCCTTCATAGTCTAATCTCGCCCTAGGTTCTTAGGATGATAGACGCCTTAGTTGGCGTCTATCATCCTATTGGGGATGGGTGCAATGCCTGTCTTATCTGATGCTCCTGGGACTATACCACGTGGTGCCAGTCGTGATGTTTATGTTCCCTTTTCTTGTTATTTGCGCATAGTACCAATCAGAGGCAAACGTTTTGAGACTGTTTTTGATGCTCAAAAGATGGCTGCTACTGTAGAGCACAATCTAGATGTTCTCTGTGCTCATAGTGGTTCTGAAGATTTAGTATTCGATTATACAAAACCGATAGCTTATACTCCACAATTTGGTGACAAGACAGCTCAACTCTCCTTTCATGGGAATTGTTGCAGGCGGGATAGCTTTACCAAGTTGCCCGTGGGTGAGCGTTTGGTGATCAATGATGGGCAATTTAAGACTGGAGCGGGAGCATCTAATGCTAGTAACCGGATTCCAAATCCGGAATTAGATGTTCTAGCCAGTGATTTTATAGCGCTTGTTCAACAAATTACAGGTTTAGAAGTTATTAAGTTAGATCTGAATGGCTATATTTATGGGGCTGGTGGTACACATATTCCATAATTATAGGTTCGGCTTCTGGCCATCTGCCCTTAATGATATAACAAGCATAATTATAAGCTTCCTCAGGATTTTTCATGATTATTGGTTCAGCTTCTAGCCATCTACCCTTAATAATATCACGAGCATAATTATAAGCCCATTGAGGATCTTTTATTATATAAGGTTCGGCTTCTGGCCATCTACCTTTAATAACATTATCAGCATAATAATAAGCCCACATAGGACTTTTCATGATTATTGGTTCAGCTTCTGGCCATTTTCTCTTAATAATATTAAGAGCATAACGATAAGCCCATTCAGGACTTATCCGTATAATGGGTTCAGCTTCCGACCATCTTCCCTTAATGATATCATGAGCATAATAATTAGCCCATTTAGAATCTTTCATGATATGAGGTTCGGCTTCTGGCCATCTACCCTTAATGACATAATGAGCATATTCATAAGCCTGTTCAGGTTTTTTCATTATTTCTGGTTCTATTTCAGGAATTTTTATTTTAAACGTTAAAGCAGTATCCATATTCTTGGGTAAGACTTTTTTAATAATTCTAACAAATTCATTATCTGCTTGGATTGGTTCATCCCTAACGCTCATGAACTGTTTGCTTTTCAGGTGAGCCAAAGCATACTTCTTACCATTCCTATAGAACAAGTAAAATGGACCATCCTTAAGATAACCCTGACTAGTCCCTATATAAGACGTACACCACTTGGTCCCACTAGATAGTTTAACCATAGAGTCAGCGTTACTTATCTCCAGCACGGCTATTCTGCCATCATTATATAATTCCTTAACTCCAGGTAATCCAGAAATTTCTGAAATCTTCTCTCGCCTCTGGCCAGCAATTAATTCTTCCGGTCTAAGTTGTTTATCTATATCTCTAGAGAGTTCTTGTGGGGACTGATACTTAGGGAAGTTCTTTAGTAGAACTGGATCTTTCTGTTTCAGGGATAAGTAATCTTTGATTAATTTCTGAACTTTTTCTTTATCCTCTGGATATCTGAAAGAGTTATCAATAACCCAAGTTAAGAGAGTCTGGGTTAGATTCTTGTCTTCAGTGGGATCTAAGTCAGAAACATCCGTAATTAACTGTTCCATTTCTTCTTGGGACTTATCTGGATATTTCTGAGAGAATAACTTAATCAGATAAGGTAGCTGCTGGGCAAGATCCTCCATGAGAACGTTATATCTAGGATTAGTTGGAATGAATGGAACCATGATCATTTTTGATATAAATTACAATGAGTTTAATGGATAAGTATATCTTCGTTTCTCTAGACCCCACACTTGCTTGTATTCATATTTGGTGGCAAAATCTTTTTCAGATAGTTTTAGACTATGAGCATGATTCCATAAAGTTTTCTTATGCATGACGAAGCCATCTTTATCGATATACCAGTAATCTGGTTGTACGATTCCATCTAGGGCCCAATTACTGGCTTGATAAATAGTACCATAATGATTAAAACTAGAATCAGCAAAGCTAATTAATAATTTGATGTCTGATTTGTTGATCTTTAGATAGTGGATTGAACGACTAATTAAATGACTAGCTAAGTTCTTAACTTGATAACATGGATGAATGGCCAATCTGCTTAGTTCTAATACGGAATTGGCTGATAAGTTAAATCTAGAAGCAGTCTCATTCCTACTGACATGACCATATATAATGACTGCAATTAGCTCATTTCTTATAAAATATCCTAATCTTATAGAACAGTTTCCTGTCTTTCCAGTGTAATGATATTTCTCAAGGAATGAACGTGCTTCATCTGTAGAAATCTCTTTTTGGTCTATTTCCTTAAATGAAAATGGATTGATTCTAATATTGGTTTTGGTCCAATATTGTAATAGATTAATAATCCTGTCTTGACAT